CTACGGCTTGAGGCGCTGAACTTGCCCCTGCTTGACCTCTTCGGCCAAGGCCTTGAGCTGGTCGGCATCGGCGTAGACTTCAGCTAGCAGCTCAAGCAGCGGCAGGCCCTGACGACCTGAGAGCGTCTCGGCAATATGGACGAGTTTACTGGCCAGGGCTTCCTGATGGTAGGCCAGGTCGAGCAGCTCGCGGCGCAGGCGCTGTGTCGGTCGACTCAAGCCCATGGTTATGCCCTCTAGATCAGCCAGCCTCCGGCCCAGACAGCGCGGCCAACAATCTGCAACTCGGGCAGGCGCTCTCTCGGGACGGTCATCGGCTGGTATTCCTTGTTGTGGCTGATGATCACCACCGATCCATCGAATTGCCGCTGCAGCCTTTTCGCATACAGGTGATCATCCAAGAGCACCACGTAAACACCTTCGCCCTCAAGGGTGTTGCGGTTCAGGTCGATCATCACCGTGTCATCGTCCTCGATGAGCCCCTTCATCGAGTCGCCGTCATTGCGCAAGCATGCCAGGCTTTCAGGGTTCAAGCCTTTCTTGCGCAGCGAGTAACGGGTGAAGGCCAGCTTCGTCAGAACCTTTGCGCGCTCGTTCCAGGCGCCATGGCCTGAGCTGCAGCGCGCATCATAGAGCGGTATGAAGGCATAGATATCATCTAGCGGTGTGACCTGCGGAGGCTTTGGAAACGGCTCGCCATCGCCAGATGCTAGCCAGCCGATGTCAACACCCACCGCTTTCGCGATCTCTACGCAGCGAGCGACCTTAGGTTCGCTTTGGCCGGTGAGGTAGTACTCCAGGGTTCTCCTGGGTATGGCTGTAATTCGCGCCAGCTCATCGCCACTTCCCGCTATCTCTGCACATTGACGGATACGAGCAGCAAGCCCTTCGCTCATTTCGCTTTCCCCCCAATAGAAAACGAAACGCCACTAGTGACCAAAGCGAAATTTCGCTTTGTCGGAAATGCTTTTAATATCAATAGCTTAGCCAAAGTTGTCCACCGCAAAGCCATTTTTGGAAAGCGAAACGCCATTTTTCGCTTTACCTGTTGGTTGGTAGTGGCTATGTTTATCCGCAACAGGCCGTTAAACGGCCTAAAAAAACCACCCGCCAAGATGGTTGTGCTGATGAACATCGCCGAAATGCCGCTTGATCCGGCCCAGCGCTGGGAGTGGATCAAATACCAGCTCCGAATCCATAAGTGCGCGCCCGCCGAACTGGCTCGCCAACTGGAGATCACTGACCGGGCAATCCGTGCCGTGAAGACCAGGCCGTACCCGCATATCGAGCGGGAGATCGCCAAAAGGCTGGGCGTGCAGCCCATTGAGCTGTGGCCTGAGCGCTGGAACCAGGACGGCTCCCCCCTGCGTCAACGCCCGAATCGGGCCGAAACCTTTCCACGCGGCGCCGCCAAGGATAGCCGTTACGTTCCTGTTTCGCACCGTAAAACCGGCACGGAGGCTTGAACATGCGTCACGGAAAAGACGACCGCACCCTGAATATTGAGTTCGATGTTCCCCAGCCCGTAGCTGTCAGCTCCTGCGACTTCCGGGTGCAGGTCAGCGAAATCGTTAGCGAGATTCTGGACGGTGCAAAGCTGGCCGCAGGCCTGCAGCGCTGCGACATCGCCGCACAAATGTCCCGTGCCTCCGGCGAGGACATCAGCAAGCACATGCTCGACGCCTGGTCGTCCCCGGCCCGCATTGACCACAACCTGCCTTTCTACAGGGCTGCTCTCCTGGAGCAGGTCTGCGGAACCCATCGCCTGACTGATCTTCTCGTTGAAATCCGAGGTGGGCGAGTCGCCTACGGCCGCGACGCGCTGCTGGCCGAGTTGGGCCGACAAGAGCGCATTCGCGAGGAGGCCACTCGCAAGGCACGCGAGCTGCGGCGCCATTTGGGAGGTGGAGCATGAACCGCATTCCTCAGGTGCTGCTCGACGATCTGCGCAACGCCACCGAGTTCTTCAACTCGGTCGATGGCGACATCGCTTCGATCCACAACGGCACCAGCCAGATTGCCACCGAATGGCTGAAGGACGCCGCGCTTGCCCTCGGTAACGCCCTGATCGCAGCCCGCTCGGCAGGCGAGGTGCCCCATGCTTAAGTGGTTTGCAGCCCAAGAATTGGCGGGGCTTCCGGGCCTGCCAGGCACGGAGCGTGCGATTCAAATCCGCGCCAAGCGCGAAAGGTGGGAAGGCCAGCGCCGCCTGGGCTCCAAGGCGCTGGAATACTCCTTCGCCGTCCTCCCTGCCGAAACCCAGGCCGCCCTGCTGGCCCGCCTGGTGCAGCAGGAAGAGCCGCAGCAGGCTCCGCAACCCACTGCCCCGCACGCGCTCATTACGCCTAAGCGTGACGGCATTTCCGCGTCACGCTTGAACGATGATCAGCGCGAGGTCATGACCGCGCGTATCGCCATCATTCGCGAGATTGAGCGCATGAGCCAGATGGTCAGCCAGCAGCGGGCCATCCTGACGCTTGTCGGCCTGGCCCGTGACAGCAAGCTCCCTCCCTATCTGGCCGGCCAGGTGGAGCGTGCCAACGACCGCAAGACGCCCGACCGCACCTTGAGCGAGCGCACCCTCAAGCGCTGGCTGGCGGACTACCGCAAGCACGGCGAGATTGCCCTAGCCCCCGTGCGGCGCAAGCCCAACATGAGCATTCCGAGCTGGGCGCCGGTCTTCCTCAAGCACTACCAGCGCCCGCAGAAGCCGAGCGTTGAAGCGGCTTATGCAGCGTTCGCCGCCGAGAACCCCGGCTGCCCGAGCATTCATGCCGTGCGCCGCTTCCTCGCCAAGTTGAGCCCGGAGGCTCGCGAGCAGGGCCGCATGGGCAGCCGCGAGCTGAAAGCGCTACAGCCCTTCAAGCGCCGTCAGGCCCATCAGCTGTGGCCCAACGACGTGTGGGTGGCGGACGGCCACACGTTCGACGCGGAGGTCATCAACCCGCTGACGGGGCAAATCTTCCGCCCGGAAATCACCCTGGTCATCGACTGGGCAACCCGGCGGATCACGGGCTTTTCCGTCAACCTGGCCGAGTCGACGCTGGCGACACTCGACACCCTGCGCGACGGCGTGACCCGCTGCGGCATGTACAAGGTGCTGTACGTCGACAACGGCGGCGGCTTCGATAACGCCGACGTCTACGAGGTCAACGACCGCTTGGGTGGCGAAATCACGCACTCCCTGCCGTACAACTCCCAGGCGCGGGGCGTTATCGAGCGGGCGCACCGGACCATCCTGGTGCGACTGGCGAAGGACTTCGACAGCTACATGGGCGCGGACATGGACAAGGAAGCCGCTACCCGTGTCCATCGCCTGTCCCGCAAGCAACTGGCAGAAGGCATCACCCCCACTCAGATTCCCGAGTTCGGCACCTTCTTCGCCAAGCTGCAGGATGCCCTGGACGCCTACAACCACGCTCCGCACCGCGGGCTTCGGAAGGTCCGCGACATCGCCACCGGCCTGATGCGACACCAGTCGCCCATGGAGGCCTGGAAGTCCGCTATCGCCGAAGGCTGGGAGCCTCTGCAGGCATCGGCCGACATCGTTGCCAGCGTGACGCGACCGCAGGTCGTCCGCACCACCAACCGGGGCGAGGTCCGCTTCAGCGGCAACATCTACTTCTTGGACGCCCTGCGTGACATCCACGGGGAAGAGGTCCGCGTTGCCTACGACTTCCGCGACGCCAGCCGGGTGTGGGTTCACACCATCGATGGCGAACTCATCGGCGAGGCGATCCTAGACGGCAACGCCGGCCCCGCGATGCCGCAGACACTCCTGGAGAAGGCCGCAGATAAACGCGAGCGCGGCCAGTTGAGCCGGTTGGTGACAAAGGCCAAGACCCTCACCGGCCAAGACGTCGAGCTGCGCGTTGTGCCAAAGGCGGCGCCAAGCGCAGACCTTTCGGTCGAGCAGATCGGCGAAGCCCGCCGCTATGCCGCAGCGCTGGCCGCGCCCTCGACCACCACCTTCGAAATCCCGACCGACTCTATGGCGCGTTACCGCCTGTGGAAGCGCGTCGACCGCCGCATCACCGCTGGCGAGCAGATGGAGCCCGAGGCCCATCGCTGGCACGGCGAATACCCCCGCACCGATGAATTCAAGTCCACCCAGGACATGTACGACTTTGCCGAGGCCGGCCTGGCCCGCGCTTGACCACAGGAGCAACAACCATGAATGCCAAGAAAATCGTCCCTCTGACCAATGTCGGTCTTCTCGCCAACGCTATCGACCGCGCCATGCGCCGCCCTGTAGGCCTGCCGGGCCTTGTGGTTGCCTATGGCAAGACTGGTTACGGGAAGTCCTTCGCGGCTGCGTTCGCCGCCACCAAGCACCGCGCCTATTACGTCGAGTGCCGTGAGACTTGGACTCGGAAGGCCTTCCTGCAGGCGGTCCTGCGTGACATGGGCATCACACCGGCCAGCACCTTGTCCGAGATGGTCGACCAGATCGCGGAGCAGCTCAGCCGCAGCAGTCGACCGCTGCTGGTCGACGATGCCCAGTACCTGCTGGACAAGGCCGCCGCGAACGTCATCACCGACATTCTCAACGCCAGCCAGGGAACCGTTGTTCTGATCGGAGAAGAGCGCGTTCCGACCAACCTGGCCAAGCTGGAGCGCCTGCACAACCGCGTCCTGGAGTGGGTTCCGGCACAGCCGGCCACCGCCGACGATCTGCGCGACCTGGTGGACGCCACCTACCCCCACCTGACCATTGCTGACGAACTGCTGGACGACCTGTGCGCGAAGACACAGGGCTGCCTGCGTCGTGTGGCCGTGAACCTGTACCGCGTCCACACCGAGGCCCAGGCCATGGGCAAGGACACGATTGACCTGGCCACCTGGGGGAATCGCGGCTGGTTCACTGGCGAAGCCCCGGCGCGGAGGGCTTGAGCATGGGAAACCGTGAGCCTCTACCGCGTGGCGCCGATGACATGAGCCTGCCCGAAGGGAAAACCTGCGGTGACTGCGTTCACTGCCGCCGCTGCACGACCATGTTCGGCCATATCCCGGCTGATGAATCGTGCGACTGGTCGCCCTCTCGCTTCCGTGAGGCGGAGGTGCGCAATGCGTAAGCCCATTCACCTCACCATGACTGGTGGCAAGAGCCCTCGCCAGCACATGTGGGAAGCCATCCGCTCGCTGTCTCGCGATCCTAAGGGCCTGACCACTTACAACGTGTCGCGCCTGTCCAACCAGGAAGATCAGGCAGTCGGCAGCTACCTGCGCGACCTGCAGAAGGCGGGCATCGTCGAGCGTGTTGAGGTCCTGGTGCAGCGTGACGCCCGGTGGAAGCTGCTTGTAGATGAAGGCGCCGAGGCTCCGCGCGTGAACAAGCGCGGCGAGCGCGTGCCGCCGTCTGCTGTCGAGAACATCTGGCGCACCCTGCGTATCCTGGGCGAGATGAGCGCCGCCGAGGCGGCAGAGCACGCCAGCGTCAACGGCGTGACGATGACCGAGCTGGCCGCGCGCACCTACCTGCAGGGGCTGACCCTCGCCGGCTATGTCACCCGTACCGACGGGACCCCAGGCAAGCCCGCCCGCTATCACCTGGTTCGCCAGCGCTACACCGGCCCGCAGCACCCGGTCTATCAGCGCAGCACTTTCGAGCAGGTCTACGACCCGAACCTGGACCAGGTGGTGTGGAGCAAGGGCGACGGGGAAAGCTCGGAGCTGGCCGGCCTGCGCATCGAGCGCGAACAGCTGCAGAAACAACTCCGGGAGCTGCAGGCGGCCACTGCTGAGGATCGAGCAGACGCCGCCCGCTATCGCCATATCGTCCACGTCCTGGGGATGGGTATCTCGCTGTCGGGCTCCTGCTCCGTGACCAAGTCGGTCGAGGAAACCAATGCGGCACTGGACGCCCTTATCGCGGAAGCCTCCGCGGAGGATCGCGCATGACTCGCGTCGACCTGTCCGCCTGGGGCGAGCAGCCCCCGGACTGGGTGGTCCTGCTGGCAGCCGAGGTTCAGCAGACCAACCGCACCCGAGCCGGCGAGCGCATCGGCATGAGCCGCTCTGCGGTCAGCCTGGTGCTCTCCAATCGCTACCCGTCGCCGTCCACCGCAGCCGTCGAGCGCCGTGTGGTGGAGGCGCTCGGCGCCCTGGACTGCCCTGCGCAAGACGCACGCATCAGCGTCGTCGAGTGCCAAGAGTTCCGCGAAATGCGTGCCCCCACGCACAACCCCCACGCCATGCAGCGCTGGCGCGCCTGCCAGCACTGCCCTCTGAACCCCAACTGCGCCCGCGCGATGGAGGCGAGTAATGCAACCCAGCACTAACGCTCCCCTGAAAGTCCTGACTCCGCAGTTCGCCGAGCGCCTGCGGACCTTCAACGAAGCCAGCCGCACGCTGCAGCGCATGGGCATCCGCCTGCACCGCATCGAGCCGACCGAGAACCGCCTGACGATCAGCCCGGAAGGCGGCCGCCTCCTGGAAAAAATGCGCCTGGTGGCTGGCTTCCAGCGCCACGGCTCGGCCGGCAGCACGCGCTACATCGCGCAGTTCCAGGGCGTGGAGGTGACCTGGTCCGAGCCCATCAGCTACCGCGACTACGCCACCCCGCGCGACCTCTGCGACCTCTCTTTCCACTGAAAAACTGGAGTAACCACATGGCTACAAATGCAATCGAAATCCCTGCCGGCTGGGTGCGCAATGCCACCGGCAACCTGGTGCACGAAAGCGAGATCAGCGAGCAGGACCGGCTGCGCGACCGCGTGGTGATGGACGTCGCTGCCGTGGCGCTGCGGCTGAACAGCGAGCTGAAGGCGCTGAAGGCAAAGGCCCTGGCCGACATTGATGACCTCATCACCATCGCCGGCGAGAAGTACGACATGAAGCTGGGTGGGCCGAAGGGCAATGTCAGCCTCCTTTCGTTCGACGGGCAATTCAAGCTCAAGCGCATCCACCAGGACAGCATCGGTTACACCGAGGAAATGGAGGTCGCCAAGGCCAAGGTATTCGAGTGCATCAGCCGCTGGGGCCAGACCGTTCATGAAGATGCCCACAAGCATCTTTTCACCCTGGCTACCAGGGCGTTCCGCCCCACCAAGAGCGGCGAAATCAGCATCTCTCGCGTCACGGAAATGCTGGGTGCCGAGATCAACGACCCCGACTGGAAGGCAGCCAAGCAGGCCGTCATGGATAGCCTGACCGTCAACGGTAAGGCGGTGTATATCCAGGTCCAGCAGCGCGCCGAGGGCAAGAAGTACTCGACCATCCTGCTCGATATCGCGGGGGTGTGATCGTGGCCCAGCGTACTGAAAAACAGCTCAACGCCGGGCAGCGCCGGAGTCTCAACGCCATGCGCGAGAAGCTGCTTGAGATGGCCGCCGTGTGGGACGAAGTCGACCAGTACCACGTGACGATTCTGACCGAGGCGGCAGACAAGCTGCGCGACGTTCACGACGAACTGCTGGGCATTTCAAAGGGGGAATGACGATGGCCAAGACCTTCGCAGCGTGCCGCCTGGACGGCCTGATCGAGCTGCACGAGCAGCATCCTGGTGACGGCTACTTCGCCCTGGCCGAGGGCGATCCGGCTGAGCTGGCGAGCGTCATCGCCCTCACCGCCGACTACGTCGCCGGGCCTGCCTGGCGTGTTCCGGGCTACCGTGCCGTCGAGTCTGCCTGGCGCGTACCGGGCATCAGCCAGGGGGCCGAGCCTCGCGCCAATCTCGGCGCCATCGCCAGCTACATCCGCCACCTTTCCACTCAAGACGCGCCCGGTGTGCGGGCGCTGGGGGTGTGACATGGGACGTGCTCCGCTGCTCGATGACATGAACCTGGACAAGAACGTCCGCCAGATCATCGACGAGGCCGAGCAGCTCGACGCTGACTGCTTCGACGTCATGCACCTGCAGCTGGACAACGGCAAAGAGCTGGTGATGGTCGCCATCACCGGCGAGTACCTGGACCCGGTGGCGAAGGTGCTGGAGTCCATCCGAGACCTACGGGAGGCCAAGTGATGCGCAGTACCGCCGCAATGAAGAACACGCACGGAGCCCTTTTCACCGAGTTCAACATGCGTCGCGCTGGTGATGGCTACACCGCAACGAGCCATGGGAAGTCAGCCAGTTGCTCCTGGAGCCGTGAGGCCTGCGCGAAGCGCTTGGGCCAGAAGCTCTATCCCGACGCTGTGATCCACGTCGAGTGCATCGACGAGAAGGCCGAAGGCTCCCACGACAGCCGTTGGCGCGTGACCGTGGAGGGCCACTGATGGAGCGCTACCACGACCCGCAGACCGACCCGCTGCCGCTTCGCTCGCCCTACCACGAAGCCGAGCGCCAGCGCCTGGAGCAACTGACCGCTGACTTCCTCGCCAAGGGCGGCGAGGTTCAGCAGGTCGGCCACCAGATGCGCGACAAGTACCCGTTCGTGATCGACGCCCGCCGCACCCCGGTCTATGCGCACCTGCTCGACCCGCCGGCCCAGCCCCTGGTGGCTAAGCCGACCAAGACCGTCGAGCGGGAGCCGACCGCGCAGGCGAAGCCTGAACGCAAGGTGCCACCGGCTCTGCTCGATGCGCGCACGCTGGCCGCGCGACTGATGGTCCAGGCGGCGCTGGGCGCATCGCCGGGCCAGGCTGCCAGGGCTGTCGGCATCGGCGAGAAGCACGCTCGCCAGCTGATCCGCGACTTCAACATCAAGTTCCATTGCCAACGCTAGGGGGATTCATGAGCAAGTTCACCATCACCATCGAAGACAAGAACGGTTGCCTGAGCGTCACCATGGCCGGCGACGGCAAGCCGGAAGGGTTCGCGGGACTGACCGCCGTGGCGCTTATGAGGCTCGCCCAGGACGTAGTGCCAAAGGCCGTCAAGCGCGCTGCCATGAATAGCGACTGCAAGTGCGAGAAGTGCAAGGCCGCGCGCGCCGAGGTGCAGACCGAGGCATCAGCCCCCAACGGAAAACCGACCATCCACTGAGTGAAACCGCCCCGGCCTGGCCGGGGACGGTCTGCCCAGCGTGGTGGCTGGGTACTGACGAGCAGCCGAGGAACCTATGGAACACAGCAAGGCCCTGGACAAAATCAAGAAACTGCTGCGCCTGGCCGGTAGCAGCAACCCACACGAAGCGGCGAACGCCATGCGCCAGGCGCGGGCGATGATGGAGAAGTTCGGTATCGGCGAGGGGGATGTCGCCCTCTCCGAGGTCACCGAACACGGCGCTGGGAGCGGCTCCAAAGTGAAGCCTGCCCAGTGGGAAGCGAACCTCTCCGTCACCGTGGCGAAGGCATACTCCTGCCGCACGCTCTTCCGAGGCGGCGTCGGCCAGTGGCGTTTCGTTGGCGAGATGGCCGAGGTAGCTGGCTACACCATGACCATCCTGCTGCGCCAGGTTCGCCAGGCGCGCCGTGAGTACATCGCCACTGTGCTGAAGCGCTGCAAGCCGGCGACCAAGACCAAGCGCGGCGACTTGTTCTGCGAGGCCTGGGTTTGGGCGGTGCGTCAGCAGGTAAACCAGTTTGCCGGGGCTGCGGCTCCGTCGCAGGCTGCCGAAGCCTACATGCTCAAGCACTACCCCAACCTAGTGCAGGGCAAGGCCATTGATCGCACCAGCAAGAAAGGTCCGCTCGGTGCGCGCGACATGCTCGATGCGGCCAAGGGTATCGAGGCGGCGGACGGCGTCCAGCTCAACCACGGCGTCGGTGGATCGGCGCCCCTGGCCCTGACCTGAGGTAGCGCCATGACCACGCCCCGCACCGACAAAGTCCGCAAACAGGACGCCAACCGCCAGCAGCAACTGCGCAACCGCAGGAGGGCGCACAAGCAGGCAGTGGGCGCAGAGAAACTCAAGCTCGAAATCTACGCAGGAACCCGCGCCGACATCGACACCATGTGCCAGGTCGGCGGCTTCGAAGAGGAAGCCGAGGCCATCACCCTTGGCCTGCGCTACCTGGCCGGCATGGCGCGCAGCCATCCCGAGGCGTTCCGCAGCGCCATGGACCCGAGGACCCCGGTATGACTCCCGAGACCATCAACGTCGCCGGCATCCCGGCGGCGGCCAACGAAGAGATCGACAAGCCCCGTTTCCAGACCACCCTGGATGGCGTGGAGCAGCGCTGCAGCAAGTGCGACGAATACTGGCCGTATGACGCGGAGTTCTTCTTCAAAGGCAGCAACGGCAAGCTCTACACCTACTGCAAGGCCTGCTACTACGAAATGCCGTCCATGCAGAAGCGCCTCGCGGCGCGCGGAAAACGGAGGTCGGTATGAGCAGCAAGGGCCGCCAACTGATCCAGATTGCCCGCCGCCAGCTGGGCATGGACGACGACACCTACCGCGCACTGCTCGGCCGCGTGGCCGGCGTGCGGTCCTCTACTGCACTCTCACCGCGCCAGGTCGGCCTGGTGCTGGCCGAGCTGGAGCGCCTGGGCTGGCAGCCTGTTCGGAAGCCGGCCGGTCGCGCCGCGCCGAAGGCGGCACCGGATCGCCAGGCCCTGGTCGGCAAGATCGAGGCGTTCCTGACCGAGGCCGGGCGCCCCTGGGCCTACGCCGACGCCATGGCCCTGCGGATGTTCCAGGTAGAGCGTGTTGAGTGGCTGGACGCCGGCCAGCTGGTCCGCCTGGTCGCCGCCCTGGCGTATGACGCGAAGCGTCACGGGCGGCGCGTATGAGCATGAGCCTGGAGCAGGTGCGGGACCAGCTGCCCGCCCAGGTGCTGGAGATCGCCGACATGGTGGGCATGCCTGCCGCCCTGCGCCTGGTCACGGAACTGGGCGGGACTACCTGGGAGTTCGCCAAGGGCGCCAACCGCAACGGGCAAATCCGGGTGGCGGCGCTGGCGGACATCGTCGGCGATGACGCGGCGCAGCTGCTGACCTCCCGCTTCGGGGGCGACGTGGTCTATATCGCGCGCTGCGACGCGGCGCTGCGCCGGTTGCGTGACCTGGAGATTAATCGCCAGTTCGAGCAGGCGGTGCGCGAAGGCGTGAGCGCGCGGGTTGTGGTTGCGGAGCTGGCCAGAACTTATAAGCTCTCCGACCGTCGTATCTGGATCATCCTCAACCAGGTGCTACCAGACCCTGCCGCACCTGGCGACCTCTTCGACTAGCCCCGCCCTCGCGGGGCTTTGTCTTTCTGCTGAACCCCTTCCTCTAAAACGCCGCCCGTCGCCTTAGCACTATGGCGGCATGAACGCACAGCCGATTCACCACGTCCCCCGTAGCGCCCGCGAGTACGCCGCAGAGGTCCTCGCCGAGCCCTCTGTTGAGCGCCGCCGGGCGATGCTGGAAGCCTGCCCGGCGATCTGGCGGGACATCGTCCGCAGCCACGTCGAGGAGACCTACGAGAAGGTCAAGGCCTACCGCGCTTTCATCAGCGGCCGCCGCCAGTCGATGGCGGCTGGCCCCCAGCCAGCGCCGCGCAGGGAAGACAGCCGCTTCCGCATCAGCGACTTCAAGAAGTCCGCGCCCGAGAAGGGCAACCAGGAACTGGCCAAGCTCAAGGCCCTGGTGGGAGGCCGCGATGGGGATTAAGGCCCGAGTCCTGGCGCTGGCTATCGGCGTAGCCACCCCCGTGGTGGGTTACTTCGAGGGGCGCAACCTGATTGCCTACCTGGACCCGGTGGGTATCCCGACCATCTGCGACGGCTGGACCCGTGGCGTCCAGCTCGGTGACCGGGCGACGCCGGCCGAGTGCGACGAGCGTACCCGCCAGGGCTTGGAGGAAGCGGCCCAGGTCTTCGAAGCCTGGGTGCCGCAGCAGGTCATCGACCGGCTGCCGGCCAGGAGCGTCGCGGCCTTCCTGTCCTTCATCTACAACGTCGGCCCCGGCAAGCCCGGAGTGAAAGACGGGTTCGTCTGGCTTAAGAACGGCAACCACTCAACCATGCTGCGCGAGTTGCAGGCCGGGCGGATCGCCCAGGCCTGCGCCCAGCTCCCCAGCTGGACCAGTGCTGGCGGCCGGAAGCTCAACGGCCTGGTCAAGCGCCGCGCCGCCGAGCGAGCGCTGTGCGAGGCCGACCTATGACCTGGCTCGACATCCTCAAGCGCCTGGCCGGCCCGGTGGCGGTCCTGGCCGTCTTGTTCCTGGTCGTCGCCGGCCTGGAGGCGATGCAGGCCACGGTGCGGCAGCAGGGCTACGACCAAGCCCAGGCCGAAGGCAAGGCCGCCCTGGAGCAGCTGCAGCGGGAATACGCCGATGCGGACACCCAGCGCGCCCGCCAGGCCGAGGCCGAGGCCAAAGCCGCCGCGAATCGCCTGGCCTCGGAGAAGGCCAGGGCCGACAAGCTCGCCGCCGAGCTGGCCGCGCAGCAGCGCCAACACCGCAAGACCACTGACCAACTCGCTGGGGAGATAGCCCGTGTCAACGACCTCTACCGGGAGGCGCTCGATGCGCCGCCTAAGCCTGTGCCTGCTTGCCTGCTTACTCGCGGCTGGGTGCGAGTCTACGACGAAGCAACCGGCGCCCATGTGCCAGCCGATCCAGCTGCCGCCGGAGCTGCTGCGCCGACCGGAGCCGGCAGCCCCGCTGACCAACTCCCCTCAGGCGTCGACCAGCGCGCCGTCCTGGCCCACCACGTTCGCTATGCCGAGCAGTGCCGGAACACGGCCGCTCAGCTGGACGCTCTGATCGACGCCGTGGAGGGCCATTGATGGCAACCGACCTGATCGGCTGGGCAATTTCGCTGCTGTCCATCTTCGCCGCCGTCGTAACCGCGCTGGTCAAGCTGCTGCTCTGGCAGTTCGAGAAGCGCTTGTCCGAGCGTTTCACCAGCCAAGACGAGGCACGCAAGGAAGCCAGCAAGCACTGGGAAGAGAGCTTCGCCAAGGTCCTGGAGCGCCAGGACAAGGACGCACAGGCCGTACAGCAGCTGGAGCGTGCCTTCCTCAACTTCAAGGCCGATCTGCCCAACCAGTACACCCGCCGCGAGGACTGGGCACGTGGCCAGTCCGTGATCGAGTCCAAGCTAGATGGCCTGGCGCTCAGGTACGAAAACATCCTGCTCAAAGGAGCGCGCAATGATTGACCCCGCCAAAGCCCGCCGAGAGTCTCTTCGCTGGTTCATCCTGCTGACTCTCAACACGTCGCGCCCCGTCGACCCGCATGAAACCGTCGTGCTGTCGACCATCCAGGCCGTTTATCCCGACGCCACGCCGATGGAGCTGCGCAAGGAATTGGACTACCTGGCCGACCGCCGCCTGGTCACCCTGGACAAGCAGCCCAGCGGCCAGTGGATTTGCGGCCTGACCCACTATGGCGTGGACATCGCCGAGTACGCCATCGAATGCTTCCCCGGTATCGCCCGGCCCGCGAAATACTGGAGCGTCTGACCATGCCGCCGCGCAGCAAGGTGGCCAGTCTGCCGGCCAAGGTAAAGGCCTGGCTGGACAAGGCGCTGGCCGAAAACAACTTCAGCGACTACGAGGCACTCTCGGCTGAACTGACCGCGCGGGGGTTCTCGATCAGCAAGAGCGCCCTACACCGCTACGGCCAGACCTTCGAGGACCGCCTGGCGGCGCTGCGCCAATCCAGCGAGCAGGCCAAGGCCGTGGTCACGGCGGCGCCCGATGACGAAGGCGCCGTGAACGAGGCGCTCATGCGCCTGGTTCAGGATCACCTGTTCAAGCTGCTGATGGCCTCCGAGGGCAAGCTGGACCTGCCCAAGGTGGCCAAGGCCGTGGCCGAACTGGGGCGCGCCTCCGTCGTTCAGCTGAAGTGGAAGGCCGAGTTCAAGGAGCGCGCCGAGGCGGCTGCCGCCAAGGTCGAAAACATCGCCAAGAAGGGCGGGCTCAGCGCCGACACAGTGGCCGAGATTCGCCGGGAAATCCTCGGGGTGGCCGGATGAACTATCTGCTCGCCTTCCTACTGGTCGCGCTCCCCGCATCGCCTGGCGAGCGGTACGCCGCCGCCGTGGCTCTCTTCCTTGCCTGGGTATTCCAGTGATGAGCAAGCAAACGAACGACCCGCTATTGCAGCACGTCAGCAACACGGCTGGGGCTGCGGTCCCTGCCGTGCTGCTGGACTACCAGAAGGAGTGGATCGGCATTCGCGCCCCGCTCAAGGTGGGCGAGAAGTCGCGCCGGATCGGCCTGACCTGGGCCGAGGCGGCGGACAACGTCCTGGTCGCTGCAGCAGCCAAGAACGCTGGCGGCCAGACCGTCTATTACCTGGGCTACAACCAGGACATGACCGTCGAATATATCCAGGCGTGCGCCATGTGGGCGCGGGCCTTCGACTACGCCGCCGGGGAGATCGAGGAAGGTATCTGGCAGGATGGCCCGGACAAGAACATCAAGACCTATGCCATCACCTTCCCCAGCGGGCACCGCATCGTTGCGCTGACCAGCCGTCCGTCCAACTTGCGGGGCCGGCAAGGCATCGTGGTTATCGACGAAGCGGCGTTCCATGCCGACCTCGCCCAGCTGCTGAAGGCGGCCCTCGCGCTGCTGATCTGGGGCGGCGAAGTCCACGTCATCAGCACCCACGATGGCACCGACAACCCCTTCAACGAACTGATCGACGAGATTCGCGCGGGCAAGCGCAAGGGCGTGCTCTTCCACTGCGACTTCAAGAAGGCCGTAGCCGATGGCCTCTATAACCGCGTGTGCCTGCGCAAAGGCATTCCCTACGACGCGGCAGAGGAACAGGCGTGGGTGGCCGACGTTTACGCCTTCTACGGCGATGCGGCCGAGGAAGAGCTGGATTGCATCCCCAGCCAGGGCGGTGGCACCTACCTGTCCCTGGCGCTGCTGGAGCAGCGCAGCCGGGACGGTGTGCCGGTCCTTCGCCTCGCGTACCCGGTAGGCTACGTCACCACCGCGGAACCGCTGCGCCTGGCCGATTCCTTCGCCTGGTGTGAGCGTGAGCTGGCACCGCTTTTGAAACAGCTGCCGGCCACCGCCTGGAGCTTCTACGGCATGGACTTCGCCCGCAGTGGCGACTTGTCGGTGATCGTGCCGCTGATCCAGGAACAGGACAGCCGCAAGCGGCCGCCCTTCCTTGTCGAGCTGCGCGGGGTGCCGTTCAAGCAGCAAGAGCAAATCCTGTTCTACATCGTCGACCGCCTGCCCAGCTTCATGGCGGGGGCCAACGATGCGCGCGGCAACGGCCAGCAGTTGGCCGAGGCGGCGTCGATCAAGTACGGGCACACCCGTATCAGCCAGGTGATGCTGACCGAGGGCTGGTATCGGGACAACATGCCCGGCCTCAAGGCCGACCTGGAAGACGGAACCCTCTACGACCTGCCCAGCGACCGCGACGTCATCGGCGATCTGCGCGCGTTCAAGATGGTCAGGGGGGTGGCCCGCGTCCCCGACGTCCGCACCACCGAGAAGGAAGGCGGCAAGCGCCACGGTGACGCCGGCATCGCCATGGCCCTGGCGCGCTTCGCCAGCCGCATGGAGATCGAGCAGTACGGCTACGAGGCCGTGCGCCCCTCCAACTCCGACAAGTTCAACGACGACGACCAGGTGTCCCATGGCTGGGGCATCGGAGGTGTGCTGTGACTAATTCCCCCATCCTCGACGCCAACGGCCAGCCCTTCCCGAAGGTCGACATCCTGCAGGAGGTCGTGCAGGCCAGCGTCACGGGCGTCTACCAGGCGTGGTCGACCGACACCGTGTCGACCTCGCTGGACCCGGCGCGGTTGCGCGCCATCCTCAACGCCGCCGCCACGGGCGATGCGCGCGAGTACCTGACCCTCGCAGAGGAAATGGAAGAGAAGGACCCACACTACGCGGCCGTCCTGGGCACCCGTAAGCGCGCGGTCAGCGGCTTGCCTGTCGCGGTAGAGGCCGCCAGCGAGGACCCGCGCGACGAAGAGATCGCAGAGGCGGTGCGCCAACTGGTCGAGGTCCCGGCGTTCGGCGACATGCTGGACGACCTGCTCGACGCCGTTGGCAAGGGGTATAGCGTTGTTGAACCCCTGTGGGAGTACCGCGACGAGAAGCTCTGGCCAAAGAGCTACGAGCACCGCGACCCGCGCTGGTTCCAGTTCGACCGCGTCACCGGCAAGCGCCTGCAGTTGCTCGACTCCACGGGCCTGGGCACCGAGCTGCCGCCTGGCCGCCTGCTCATCCACCGGCCTCGCCTCAAGTCGGGCCTGCCCATCCGGGGTGGTGTCGCGCGCCTGGTGGCCGTTTCCTACATGTGCAAGTCCTTCACCCTGAAGGACTGGATGCGGTTTGCAGAGCTGTACGGCATGCCACTGCGGATCGGCCGCTACGGTCCTGGCGCGAAGCCCGACGACATCGCCGTGCTCCGGCGGGCGGTTGCCCAGCTTGCAGCCGACGCGGCGGCAATTCTCCCGGAAGGGATGAAGATCGACTTCGTGGAAATCGCCAACGCTGCGGGCGGCGCCGAGCTGTTCGAGCGCCTGGCTGAATGGCTCGACAAGCAAATCAGCAAGGCAGTCCTGGGACAGACCATGACCACCGACGATGGATCGAGCCAGAGCCAGGCGAACGTCCACAACGAGGTGCGCAAGGACATCCTCAAGGCCGATGCCAAGCAGTTGACCGCGACCATCAACCGTGACTTGGTACGGGTGTTCGTCGACCTGAACTTCGGCCCGCAGAAGGTCTACCCGCGTGTGGTACTCCAGGTCACCGAACCGGAAGACCTCAAGGTGTTGGCCGATGCCTTGGGACCGTTCATTGACCGGGGGCTTCAGGTCGAGGCGTCTGCGATCCTCGACAAGTTCGGCCTGCCTAAACCTGCGGCCGGTGCGCTGGTGTTGCGTCCGTCTGGCGGGATAATGCAGTCAGCTGCCCTGAACCTTGAGCGACAGGTCTGCCAGTGTCCCGCGTGCGACGTCGCATGGAGGCAACGTAAGGCGCTCAACGCCGAGCAGCGCCGCGACGAGCTGGACCAGCTGGCCGACGGCGATCTGGGCGACTGGGAGCCACTGATGCGGCCCGTGCTCGATCCCCTCCAGGCGCTGGCCGACAAGGCCGGCAGCTTCGAAGAGTTCAAGGCCGGCCTCGGCCAGCTGCTCGATGAGATGGACCCGAGCGAGCTGATCGAGAAGCTGGCCGAGGCGAGCTTCAAGGCGCGCGCCCTGGGCGACGTGAGGGATGAACTGTGACGCCCGAAAACGCCCAGGTGCCAGTGCCAAAGGACGCGCTGGACTGGTTCCGCGCCAAGCGCATGAAGCCCAGCTTCAGCTACCTGGACGTCTGGCAGGAAGAGCACGCCACCATCTGGACGGTGGCCAAGGCTATGCGCCTGGACATCCTGGAAGCGATCCGCTCGGCGGTAGACGAGATGATCGAGGTCGGTCAGGACTTCGGCACCTTCAAGCGCGAGCTGCAGCCGCTCCTGGTCAAGCTGGGCTGGTGGGGCGTGTCGAACATGACCGATCCGCTGACCGGCGAAAAGCGCGACGTGCAGCTGGGCAGCCCGCGCCGGCTGCGCACCATCTACGACATCAACCTGCGCACCGCCAACGCAGCGGGCCAGTGGCAGCGCATCGAGCGAACGAAGAAGACGCACCCGTACCTGCTCTATCAGCTCGGCCCTTCCCAGCACCACCGGCCCCAGCACCAGGCCTGGGCCGGCATCCTGCTGCCGGCTGACCATCCGTTCTGGAAAACGCACTTCCCGCCGAACGGCTGGGGCTGCAAGTGCTGGGTGCGCCAGGTCTCGAAGCGCGAGGCAGCGCGCCTGCTGGCAACCGGCAAGTACCTGGACCGGGCGCCCACCCAGGAAGAGATGGAGTACATCAACCGCCGCACCGGCCAGGTGCTGCGCGTGCCGGTGGGGATCGATCCGGGCTGGGCCTACAACCCCGGCGCCGTGTCCCGCCTGGAGCAGGCGCAGCAGCTCCTGGTGGACAAGGAAAAGGCGTCCAAGGTACTGGCGGAAGCGGAAGGCCCCGGAAAGGCCCCTGGCGAAGGCGAAAGCAACTGAGGCTAGGCGACGGGTGCAGGTACGTGGTGTTTGCGCGTTCTGCGCAAATCTAACGGCGGTCTAACGGTATGACGAGGACGAGTATGCAGATGGAACGACAGGAAGATCAGGAAAAGCCCCAGGTCGAGCGCTTCGGCGGGATCTTGCGGGCGGACACTTCGGGCGAGCAGTGTGCCAAGTATATCCTGGCCAGCGAGTATGACCGCCTGGCCGCTGAAGCGGAGACCTTCCGCATCAGTTCCGACATCAAGCAGGCGAACCTGGAGCTTGAGCAAGAGCGCTACCGGTACGCCCTGATGCGTATAAAGGAGATGGACCTGCTGTTCGCCCGGCTCATTCTGGCCATGCGCTCGGCCGTCATCGAGATGGACCACGGCGCCGGAGCGGAAGCGGCCATGACCTGGATCGTCAACAGCCTGGCCGGTCCCGGCGAGCTGCCGCCGGACGGCGAGGTCGACGCACAAGGCTACTTCGACCGGGAGATCGCCGTGGTGGATAAGTCCCTGGCCGAGGTGTTTGCCTTCTTCAAGGCGAATCGCCTGCCGCCTGGCTGGGGATCGGCTCGCACTCCTTGCTGACTTGCTGAACCCCTTCCTCTAATCCCGCCCCCTCATGCCGCCGACTATGGCGGCATGAACAAACAAGCCCCCCAGCACAACCGCGCAGTCTCCACCGCCCTCTGCTTCGAGCTGAGCGCCGAGGTTCCCGAGTGGGTGGAGGTTCTCCCGCCTGGTCCCACCGTGACCGGCCGCGACGGCCGGCAATGGACCTACGACCCGCACCAGGTCATCGCCGCCACCATGGCGCACCAGGACGGGGCTGACCTGCCGTTCGACTACTGGCACGCCACCGAACTGAAAGCTCCGCTCGGCGAACCTGCGCCGGCTGTTGGCTGGGCGAAGGAGTACCGAGTCAACGAGCGCGGCGCTGTGGAGGCGCGCGTGGAATGGACGGAGGCAGCCCGCAACGCCATCCAGGCGCGCGAGTACCGCTACGTCAGCCCGGTGTTCATGCACAGCAAGGCGGGCCGCATCGAGCGCTTCAGCAGCTTCGGCCTGGTGACCAAGCCCAACCTTTCTATCAAGGCCCTCAACTCCGAGCAGGCCGCCGCCTTTCAACCACCAGAGGTAAACGCAATGGACCTCGCTGCAATCCTGGCGGCCCTCGGCCTGCCTGACACCGCCACGGCAGAGGACGCCGTGGCCGCCATCAACAAGCTGTCGCAGGACAAGAAAGACCTGCAGACCGCCGCCAACAGCGAGAAGGTGCCGTCGCTGGACAAGTACGTCCCGCGCCAGGACTTCAGCGCAATGGAGCGCCGCGCCCTGAATGCCGAGCAGCTGCTGGCGCAGCAGAAAAAGGATGACCTGGAGAAGGCCATCAACTCCGAGATCGAGGCCGCCCTCAAGGCCGGCAAGATCACTCCGGCAACCAAGGACTACCACCTTGCGGCCTGCCGCGAGCAAGGCGGCCTCGACCGCTTCCGCGACTTCATGAAGGCCGCGCCGCCCGTGACCGATCCGGTAGTGCCGGACGGCGAGTACAAGGGCGGCCAGAAGGCGCTCAACGCGGAAGAGCAGGCGGCCGCCAAGGCCTTCGGCTGGACCGAAGAGCAGTACATCGAAAAAACAAAGGGGGTTAAGTAACCATGCCTACCATCATCACGCCGGCCGTTCTCGGTCCGCTGTTCAAAGGCTACCGCGCCGAGTTTCAGCAAGCACTGAGCGACAACCAGGCCCAGGCCAAGTGGCAGCGTGTTGCCACGCGGATTCCCAGCGTCAGCGCTTCCAACCTTTACGCCTGGCTGGGGCAGTTCCCCATGCTGCGCGAGTGGGTGGGGGCCCGAGTCGTCAAGCAGATGGCGGCTGGAGGCTACGAGGTTGCGAACAAGCTGTTCGAAGGCACTGTTAGCGTGCCGCGCGTCGCTATCGAGGATGACCAGGCCGGTGTCTATCTGCCCTTGTTCGAGGAGATGGGGCGCGCCGCTGCCTATCACCCCGACTCTCTGGTATTCGAGGCTCTGAAGGCTGGCATGACCTCGGCCTGCTACGACGGTCAAAACTTCTTCGACACCGAACACCCGGTGTTCCCCGAAGTCGATGGCACTGGCACTGCGACGCTGGTCAGCAACCTGGACATTCCTCGTACCGATCCGGGGCCGACCTGGTATCTGCTGGACGTCTCGCGCGCCATCAAGCCGATTCTCTTCCAGGAACGCACCACGCCGGAGCTGACCAGCAAGACCAACCCGAACAACAGCGACGCGGTATTCGATGAAGACGTGTTCGTGCACGGTATCCGCTATCGCTGTAACGCCGGCTTCGGCCTGTGGCAGATGGCCTATGCCAGCCAGCAGCCGCTGACCGGCGAGTTCTACGGCAACGCCCGTGCCGCCATGGGCGAGTTCAAGGCCGATGGCGGTCGCCCGCTGAACATCGTCCCGAACCTGCTGGTCGTACCGCCCCGGCTGGAAGCTGCCGCCCGCAAGCTGCTGAAGAAGGACCAGGACGGCGGCAACGAGTGGGCCGGCACTGCCGAACTGTTCGTATGCAGTGAGCTGGCTTAAGGGGGCGCCGCCATGATCGTGCGTATCAAGGCAAGTCGGGCTGTCTACCGCAGGTGTGGCGCCGTCTTCGGCAAGCAGCCCCAGGACTTCGCGGACGACCGCTTCACCGTGGCCGAGCTGGAGACGCTCCAGCTCGACCCGGTGCTGACCGTCACGCTGGTCGATGGCGAGCTGCAGGCTGGTGCCAGCCAGTCTGGTGGCGTCCCGGCTGGTGGTTCTGCTTCGGCTGAGCCTCCCACCACGCCTTCTACCCAGGCCGCCAAGACGGCTCCGGTGAAGGCTGCACCCAAAGGCAAGGGCGGCGCCAAGCCTGGCCCGCGTGGTGGCAAGGGCCCGGCCAAGGCGGCAGGGAAGTCCGCCGCACCGGCTGACAAGGACGAGCAGCCGGCCGGTGACAGTGCCAATCCTCCCGCGAAGGATGCGGAAGGCGGCACCGGGGCCGGGCAGGAGTAACCGCCATGCCCTACGCCACCCGCGAGGAAATGGTTGAGCGCTGGGGCATGGACGCCCTCCTGGTCGTGGCGGATCGCGACCAGGACGGCGTGCTCGATGACGCGGTGGTCGACAAGGCGCTGGTGGATGCCAGCGCCGAAATCGACTCCTACGTGGGCGTCCTGAACCGCCTGCCGCTGCCGGAGCTTCCGGCCGCCCTGGTGCAGCCCTGCTGCGACATCGCCATGTATCGGTTGTCGCCGGACGGCACCAGCAGCACGGAAGAGAAGCGCAAGCGCTACGACGACGCGGTGAAGTACCTGGTGCGCGTGTCCGAGGGGAAAGCCTCCCTCGGCCTGGCGACACCGCCTGACCAGGAAAGCGGCTTTGCTTTCTTCGAGTCGGAACCCAAGCGGTTCGGGAAGCTGCTGTGAGCGGGGCCGCCATCAACGTAAACCTACTCCAGGACCCGCGCCTGGCTCGGCGGCTGGATCGTCTGGCCGAGCTGGACCTGGGCCCGCTCTTGGAGGGCATCGGCGCCGAGGTAGAGAGTCAGACGCGCCGCCGCATCCAGGTCGACAAGATGAGCCCGGCCAACGAGCCGTGGCCGGAGTGGTCCGCCGACTACGCCGAGACGCGGCACAGCGGCCAGAGCCTGCTGCAGGGCGCCGGGCATCTGCTGGATAGCCTGACCTACCAGGTCATGGGGGACAGCGTGCTGGTGGGCAGTCCGTTGGTCTACGCCGCCACCCACCAGTTCGGCGACGAAAAGCGCGGCATTCCCCAGCGGGAGTTCCTGGGCCTGGAGGGCGACGATCTGGAGGACGTAATCGGAATGATCGAGGACTACCTGGAGGACCTCGCAGATGAATGAGTTGACCGCCGACCAGGTGCTGGACGGCATCAAGGTCTGGGCCGGGCGGGTGTTCATAGTGGCCGGGCTCAAGGTCGAGACCGCGCTGCACGGCGGGCGTTTTACCCCGGCCGAGCTGGAGCGTTACGCCACCCGCACCCTGGCCTGTCGGATTGCCCTGGAGGGCCTGAAGTTCGAAACCAACGGACGGGGCCAACTGGAGGCTACCGCCCACGTCGTGGTGGTCGCGCTAGCTGGTGACCTGGGCCAGGCCGGGAGCCGTGCCAGCAACGTGCTGACGGTCACGGCAGCACTCCAGGCGGCACTCCCCGGTAGCCGCTGCGGCCTGGAGCTGATGGACAGCGTCAACGCGAAGGACATGCGCGCGGCCAACCTGTACCACGCCGAGCTGGAGAAGCGAAACACCGCAGCCTGGGTGCTGACCTGGCCGGTGAAGTTCCTACACCCCCGAGTCCGATAGGAGGACACATGAAGACCAATCAGGCCCCCGTCTCGGGGGAAACCAAGTCGGCCGGTGTGAAGGTGAAGATCACCGCCGAAAACGGGCATACCCATGCCCGCCTCAAGTATCCCAAGGATGAGGTAATCACCGTCTCCGAGGGCGATGCAGCCTTGATCGTCGACACCTTCAAGGTCGGCGAACGCGTGAAGGGGGAATAGACATGGCACAACCCGAAGTATTCAAAGGCATTGGTATCGTCTCCCTGCAGAAGCTGGGGGTGGAGAACGCCCCGATGCGCGATGCCGGAGACGTCGAGCAGCTCAAGATCGCGCACCGCACCAACTCGATCACCTGGAAGCAGCATCGCCGCCCCGGCGGCGGCAACCTGTCTAAGCTCGACACCCCCGAAGGCATCGACCTTACCGTGCAAATGCAGGAGTGGACCGACGAGAACTTGGCGATGTCCCTGCAGGGCACGGTCGTCGAGCTGGAGCCGGAGACCGTCACTGGCGAGGCGGTCGTCCTGATTCCGGGTAGCCTGGTCGTGACCGACTTCCCCGGCCCGACGAGCCTGGTCATCACCAAGACTCAGGGCAGCACGCCTGTGCCGCTGACCGAGGTTGAGACGTCGGCGGCAGGCTTCCGGGTGAAAGCGGGCAGTACCGCCATCACCGAACCGACTCCGGCGACCATCGCCTACACCAGCACCAAGGCGGTTCGCATCGAGCCCCTGGTTGAAGCCGGCGCCGAGTACAAGGTGGTGTTCGACGGCCTCAACGAAGCCCCTGGCGGTCGGCCGGTGGTGGTCACCATCTGGCGCTGGAAAGCGCCGCCGGCTGAAGAGCTGGCGCTGATCGACGCCGAGAACCCCGGCAAGCTGCTGTCGAAGGGTGAAATCCTGGCCGACCCCAGTCGCCCGGCCAACGAGTCGCCGTTCTACCGCATCGACAGGCTGTAATCCGCCCACCCTGCCGGCCCCGCCAGGGGCCGGCTCTCGGAGATATCGAACATGAGCATGGCTCTGAAACAGACACTCGACTTCGACGGCCTGCGCGTCGAGGTGCGTGAGCTGACCGTCGGCGAGATTCGCCAGTTGCTCAAGACCATGGCCGATGGCAGCGGTGGCGACCTGGTCGACGACATGCTGCTGGAAGAGATCGGTCTGGCCGAGCTGCAGCTGATGACCAACCTGGAGCCCGAGCAGTTGGACGACCTCGCACCGAGCCAGCTGCGCCAGGTGTACGAAGCCTGCCGCGAGGTGAACAAGGATTTTTTCGACCTGCGCGCTCGCGTCGAGCAAGTGGGGCAGCGAATCCTGGCGAAGCTCTCCGGCAGCTCGAACGAAACGCCAGCGCCCTGATTCGCCACGGGCACACTGGCCTCTGGAGCTACCCCTGGGGCACCTGGCAGGCGGCGCACGCCGAGGCAATCGAAGCCGCCGAGCGAGCCAGCAAAGGGCAGTAGCCCATAACGACGAAGCCCCGCGCAATGCGGGGCTTCTGCTGAACCCCTTCCTCTTCGGAGGGGAGCGCTGTCAGAGGAAGCTGTTCAGCAGCTAGGAGCGGTTCTTCGAGCGCCAGCCGGGGAAGCCAAGGGCTGCGGCGAGCAGCCACAGGAGAACCCCTACAGCAAATAGCACCACCGCTGCGCCGCCAACCAGCTCCGGCGCAATCAGGGCGACGACGACGATGAACAAGATGACCAGGTGATAGAACTTCATGACTGACGTTCGCCTCTCAGTTTCCGTAGATGCCCAGCAGGGGCGTGCCGAGCTGCAGAACTTCCGGGCCGGCTATACGGCTCTGGTCGATCAGCTACGGCGCCCACTCGGGCAAATCGCGTCCCTGCGCGATCTGCAGTCCAGCCTAGTCGAGAACGACAAGCAACTCAATGCGGTGCGCGACCGCGTGCGTGAGCTGGCCAACGAGCTGATCAGCGCGGAGAAGCCGACCAAGGCCCAGCAACTGGCCTACCGGGCCGCCACGGCAGAGGCCAAATCCCTGGAGCAGGCCATCGCCGGACAGAAGGTCCAGCTTGCCCAGTTGTCGGCCTCACTGAAGAGTGCCGGCGTCGACACCAACTACCTGAGCAACGAACAGAAGCGCCTCGCGGCGGACTTGGCACAGGCCAGCGCTGCGGCCGACCAGCAGGCCCGCGTGGCAGGTGCCCGCGCCGCGCTTGGCATCCGCCCGCACCGGGAGATTCGCAACGAGGTGGCGCTGCTCCAGCAGCAGTACGCCACCCTGCAGCGTGTCGGTGGGCTATCCGCTGCTGAGCTGGCTCAAGCCCAGGTGCGCCTGCGCGAGCGCACCGCCGAGCTGCTGGAGGGCACCAATGGCTGGGCCAAGTCTCTCGGCCAGGTGCATGTCCAGGCTGGCGTAGCGCTGGCTAGCGTCGGCGCCCTGGCCTACGGTGGCGGCCAGTTGCTGTCCTTCTACGCCCGGTTTGCCCAGGAAATGGCGGCGGTGGACAGCATCACCAACATGACCAGGCCGCAGCTCCAGGCTATGTCTCGCGACGTGCGCGACCTGTCGGTGGCCATGGGGCGGGACGCTGCGCAGTCGGCCGAGGCGCTCAACGACATCCTGTCGTCCGGCGTCTCCGAGGACAACGGCCTGTCGGTCCTGGCGCTGTCGACCAAGGCCGCCATCGCCGGCCTGACCGAGACCAAGACCGCCGCTGCTGGCGGCCTGGCAGTGGTCAACGCCTACGGCGAGAGCATCCAAAACCTGGAGCTTCGCTACGACCAGATGTTCCTGGCGGTGAAGGACGGGGTAACCACGTTCCCCGAGCTGGCGCAGTACCTGGGGGATGTGCTTCCCAGCGCCAAGGCTGCCGGTGTGGGGTTCGACGAGGTGGCCGCCGCCATCGCACGCATGACCATCGCCGGCATCCGCACCCCGCAGGCCGTCACCGCACTGAAGGGGGCGGTGAACGCGCTGGCCGCGCCGACGCCTGACGCGCAGAAGAAGATGGACGAGCTGGGCATCACCTGGAAGGGGCTCACTGCCACTTTGGAGGACATCGCGTCCCGGAAGCTGGGGCTCGATGCCATGCGCCAGCTGATCCCGGACGTTGAGGCGCGTACCGCCGTACTGAGCCTAACGCAGTACATCAAGGAGATGCGGGCCGAGGTGACGGCCATGGGCGAGGCCGGCGGCGCCATGGAAGCGGCCTATCAGAAGATGTCCAACACGCCCCAGGCAGACCTGGACCGATTCAACGCGGCACTCGCAGAGACGAAGCTGCAGTTGGGTGAGGCGGCAACGGCGTTCTTACCTCTGGTTAAAGGCCTGGGCCATGCACTGGAAGGTTTCAACTCACTACCCGGCCCTATCCGCACCACGCTTGCATTGATTGCTGCAACCTTTGCAGGCGTCGCAACCTTCGGAAGTGCAATCCGTGCCCTGCGCAGTCCTTTCGAGCTGTTCCTCGGCCACCTCCGCGCTACTCCCGGCGCCGCTGCTGCTACCTCCAGCGGCCTGGGCCGGATCGGTGCAAGCGCAGCCAGCCTGATTCCCACTCTGCGCAACCTGGCAACCGTTGCCAACCTGGCCAAGGGCTCCCTGGCCCTGGGCGTCATAGGGTGGACCGGCAGCAACCTGCTGGAGCTGTACGACCTCTATAAGCAGAACCAGGAACTGACCAAGAGCCAGCGCGACTACGAGCAAGCGCTCAACGACACCATCGCCACCACGGCTAAGTACGGCGATGTCGTGATCCAGCCTGCCGAGGCGCTGGCCCGGATGAATGACGAAGAGCGCAAGGCCTATGCCGAGAGCCTGCGCCTGGCGCAGCAGCACTACCAGAAGCAATCCGAGCTGCTGAGCCGGCGGGCGTATGAGCGCGATCCCTCATCCAACCAGGTCGATCCCGACGCCCTGGCCGCAGCGAAGCGCGCAGGTGACTACCGCCGCGCCCTGGAACAGATGGAGCATGACCAGGCTGCAGCGGCCCAGGCCCTGGAAGCCGCGGAGCAACGCCACAACGCCAACATGGACAAGATCAGGGCCGACAACCTGAAGAAAATCCAGGTCCAGCTGGCGGCTGAAATGCGGCTCTACGACGATGCCAACAAGCGCCTGCAGGCTGCGAAGAAACAGCGCGAGACCGTCGCCAAGGAATTCTCGGACCTGTCCAAGGACATGCGCGCCGCGCCCAGCCAGGGCGCCGCCTCACTGTCCGACGTCTACGACCTGCAGGCCGGCGCCCGCCAGTCGCTGGCGCGCGGCCGCAACGACGACGCCCTGCGCCAGGCCCGCGAGGCGGCCAAGGTGCTGCGCGAGCTGAAGGACGCGGGCGAGAACGGCTACGGGATGGCCGGCATCGCCGACAACCTGGGCAAGATCGCCAACGAGGCGGCGAAGAACGTCGAGGGCGACGAGAAGGTCAAGCTCGCCTTGGTGAAGGCCGAGATGGACGACTTGCTAGCCAAGGCCGAAGCGCTCAAGCGCGTGAACATCGAGTTCACGGGCGACGAGAAGAGCATGGAGCAGCTGGAGCAGCAGGCGCTGGCCCTGGCCGAGCGTCTGAAAAAATACATGGTCATTCCGGTCAACTACGTTGGCGTGGACCCGAACGTCGCCAGCAGCGAGAAGGCGGCCGGCAAGGTCATCGACGGCGCCGACGGCAGCGTCAATCGCGCGGCCGGGGGCTGGGTGGACGGCCCCGGTAGCTTCACCTCAGACAGCATTCGGCTGAACGCCTCGCGCGGCGAGTTCGTGCTGCAGGCCCGTGCCGCCCAGCGCCTGGGCGCGATGAACCTGGAGCACATGAACCGCACGGGCGAGCTGCCCGGCCGGGCTGAACTGGTGCCGCACATCCCCAGTCTTCCGTCCCTGGAGCGTAGCGGCGAGCGTCAGCCGCTCAACCTGGAAATGCCGTGGGGCGGCTCCTATGCCCTGGAGGGCTCGCCGGCCGAGGTCTCGCGGTTCGACCAGGACCTGCGCAAGGCCCGCATTAAGTTCGGAGGGACCGGCCGTGGATAACACCCCGACGTCGCTGGTCCTGGGCGGCCTGTCCATCATCCAGCACGCGGGCGCCGGCCCGATCCGCCAGCGCTATGAGCCCATCGGTGGCAGCACCTCGCTGCGCCTGAACGGTGGGACCGGGATCAAGATGACGAACTGGTCCAGGACGTCCACGACCGCCAGCGGCTCCGGCAACCTCGACCCCGGTCTGTTCGCCCTCGATGTCAGCCAGCCCCTGGAGCTGCTGTGCGTTGCGCCTCGCGCCATGATTGGCACAGCCCGGCAATTCGCGCTGCCCCCCGCCGCCCAGCGCCGCCCCGACGTGGCGCCCTGGGGCTGGGCATACGCTGGCGGCCGCTGGCTGGACACGAACGTCGACATGAACGGCGACAGCGCCGAGCTGCAGGCGGTCGTTGGCGCCAGCGCCTACCGCGTCTTCTGGCTGCCGCGCCTGGTGGTCTTCACGCCCGGGCTGTCCTACGAGTTCGACGAGGCCAGCGGGCTCTACGACTGGTCGCTGAGCGCGGAGGAAATCTGATGCTTGGCGGGCTTCCTCTCAACGCAGCTGCACTCGGCATACTGTGGGCCGTTGGCTCCGAACCGGGCGAGCCGGGTGAGCCTGGTGTTGTGCAGCCGCCGAAGCCACCAGGCCTGGGCGTGCCGACCTCGGGCTATGCCTTCCGCTGGTGGGTGTCGGTGCTGATCGGCGGCGAGCAAGTCGCCGCGAACCTGACCGGCCGCATGCAGATTGACCGCGAGGAAGGGGCGGCCGGCGTTGCCACTTTCTCCCTGTACTACCCGCCCGGCGAATCGGTTCCGACCGACCTGGGCGGCGATGCGGTGGCCATCGACTTCCTGAGCGAAACCGGCGGCGTCACCACCTCGGCCCGGCGCTATACCGGCGTTGCGGTGGAACCTCGCTGGGACGCGGTCAACCGGGTGATGGAGATCACCTGCAGCGACAAGCTGCAGCAGCGCATCGAGCAGATGCAGATTGCCGAGATTGACGCTCTGATTGGCGGCGCCTGGTCATCTGACGTCTTCGAAGCTATCGAGGGGCGTAGCCGCTTCGACTACGCCACCGAGCGCCTGAGCACGGTGCCTGCGGCCCTGGACATTGGCGTCGATGGCCAGATGCACGTCACCAGCTGGTATGCCCAGGCGCCGGCCTTTGTCTTCGCTGAGGGCAGCACGCTCTATCAGAGCGTGAGCGTCGAACTGGCCCAGGCGCAGAGCGCCACCAATCGCGTGGAGCTTAGCGTCGACTATCGCTACAGCCGCCTGTGGGAGCGCCACGACAGCTATTCGTGGGAGCACCCTGGCACGGGTGGGCTTGGGGGAGTTGGTGGCTTCTGCCACTGGCGGCCGGACTCGTCCGACCTGCCTGACGTCGGCATGATCGAGCAGGCGACGTCCAGCGCTGGCATGAAGATGTTGACCGGCGCGGTCTACAACAAGCTGCCGCCGTCCAGCGGCGACCCGTGCGGCACCGGTCAAGGCTGGATCAACAAGTTCCCCAACCTGGTGCTGGCCACCACCTGGACCGGGGGCCGACGGTGGGTGCAGCCGATCACCGAGCGCTACTCGGTCCTGGTCGGCACGCTTGTGGGCCTACAGGGCGCGAGCGAGGTTCAGGTGATCGCCCGCCAGAACGCCGCCTTCGAGATCGAGGACAAGCGCAGCGAGGCCTGGGAGAACGACGACTTCAACACAGGCGAGCCGGGTGCCATTGACCTGGTGGACGACTTGCGCCGCGAGACGGCCTTCAGCTGCACGCTGCAGCGGGCCGCCGTCACCGTCATCGGCGCGCATCGCGGCACCACGGTCAGCTGGCAGGTGCCCACCCCTATGGGTATCGGCTGCGACCTGGTGCATACGCTGGAGCTGCGCGACCAGGTGAAGGCGCGCGGCAAGTGCCGCCGCATCGTCGACGAGCTGGACTTCAGCGCCGGGACCGCCATCACCACGCTGTCCATTGCCGTGATGCGCGGCGGTGGCAGCTCCGACGTGCTGTCGCCGCCGGCCAAGCCGGACGTCGACGTCGCCGAGGTCGACTTCACCCACGACCCACTGCCCACCCAGCTTGGCATGCGCAACGAAAGCCCGATCTACAACGACGAGCTGGATGGCTTCGCGGGTAACTACGACAACCGCGACGACGATATCAACCCGAACCTGGAAGAGTTCCCGCGCCGGATGACGATCACCGCGCCGGAGATTGAGGCCGGCCTGCGCGACGAGCGCGAAGTGCCCGTTGCGGTCACCTACCAGGTCGGCATCCCCGACGACTTGCTGGAGCTTTGACACATGGCATCCAACACCAGCCGTACCAGCGCGCAGATGGTCGAGGACCTGCGGGTCCTCACTGGCGGCAGTAGCGCGCAGAGCAAGCAACTGGAGGCGCTGGAGCCTCGCGGCGCACTCGCCGCCAAGCGCGGCCGGGCGGACTACCAGGCACCGGCCGCAGCTACTGGCGGCGGGGGCATCGCCAGCCCGCTGAAGGAAGAGGACGCATCCAAGCGGGAGTACTACGAGGACCAGCTAATTCCCAGCACTGACGGGCTAGCATGGCTGCGCCTGAAGTCGGTGAAGAAGCTGGTGATGAAAGACGGTGACGGCGCGGAGGTCGTCATGGAGTTTGCAAATGGCCTATCCGAATAGTCCTGTCGATGCTGTACCTGCCGTGTGGGGCTGGCCCTGGCATGGCCTCATGACCAGCGAGGATGGCGAGTCGCCCAAGTTGGTTTACCCGGATACCGGCCGCGTCGTCGACTGTGGATACGGCGGCCACTGGACGTTCCTCTGGGACATTGGCATGCCGGCGCCGGTGCTGCCTGAAGGCACAGTGCTGGAGCCGAACGAGGCGTGGTGGACCAAGGCCGTGCTGCGACACCCTGGTGGCGCTGAGTTCAACGTCTGGGGCTGGGCTGGGACCGGCGCACCCGGACCGATCAGGCTGGCCAGTGGCGTCGGCAAACTCGAACTACAGTGCTGGCTGGACTTCTTCACCATGGCGCTCAACGTCCGGGCCACTGTCACAATCCGTCTGCCCGACGGTGTGCGCACTTCGACGGCGCTGGCTTCGATCAGCCGTGCCGACCTCGGCATACCGACAAGTGTCACCGAGCCGCCCTCGATTCAGATGATTGACCGACGTGCTGATGGCTGCGGAGTCATCATTCGCCTTTATCAATCAGTGGGAACGGCAGCGCGTCCCCTTGAGGAGACACTTGGGCTTGTCGAGGCCCAGTTCTCCGGTGACTTCAATTCGCTGGCGGTTTCGCTGCAGGTGCTTGCGACGGCTGCCGAAGGGCGTGGCGCATGGACGATCATCACTGATCCGGGCCCTTTTTCTTTGACCAAGGTCAAGGTCTCCCGGCCCGACTTCAACACTCACGACATTTACGTTGGAACCGTTGATGCCAAGTACCGGCTCGACCAGGCGGTATGGGCTTGGTACGACACTTCTGGGTATTCGGCGGAGGTTGTTCGTTACTCGATGCTGTATGACTTCCACGCCGAACTGACCGCCGATATCACAGAAGAAGGAAACCCTGAAGAAACACCCTGGACGTACGACTGCCTGTCAGTGACCGATGAAGTACAGACCTACACCTTGTCAGCAGGTGGCGTATCGACGACCTCCATTGTCACGAACAAGTTTACGGAGCACGACATTGGATGGTTCGGCGCCCCAGGGAACGCCCCGACCCACGGGGTTGATGGCCATCGAGAAAGCATAGGTCTGTGGGATGGCGAGCAGGTCGGCTACCGCGCCACGAATAACTACAACGAGTACGCGTGGCTGGGTTTTACCATCGCGTGGCCTTGGGTTCCGAAGGCGTCGCAACTGCCATGGACCTACGAGGTTGACACCTATGGTGCTCCGCCTGGCTCGTTTACCTCCGTAGTGAGATGGAAAGTCCTCTCAAACAAGATGCTGGCTATACGGCATGAGCTTGTAAAAGAGCAGAACAAGCCGGGACTCCGTTGGACTTACACCGACGCCTTGAGTCCCTCCGGCATCGTGTCTGGACGGATGACCATGAGTTCCGACGACACCTACAAGCCGGGCAAGCTGCGCGGCTCCTGGTGTCCTGTCACGTTCCAGGCGGTCAAGCATCTGGACCTTCACGACTACAGCTGGGTATGAACATGCCGACTCGTTACGTCAATAACTGGCTGACGCGCCTTAACGCCGCACTGCCGGCCGGTGGCGCCTCCCTGCCGGTCCCCCAGGCAGCTCTCAACAGGCTGGACCTGTCCAATGGCGGGCAATACTTCCTGACTCTGGTCAATAGCCTCAACCCCTTAGAGCAGAGTGCTTTCGAGGTGGTGCTGCTTACCGCCTCGGGCCTTCAGCGCGCCCACGAAGGCACAAATGACGTCCAGTGGCCGGCAGGCTCTTACGTCTACTGCGCAGTGACAGCCGGAGCAATAGCGATGCTCTTGGCAAGAGTCGAAGCGTTAGAGGCACAGCTGACTCCCTCTCTTCCGGAGAACCTGCTTGTTGACCACGGCGGTAACTCGCTGGTCGACCAGGCGGGCAACTACCTGGTCTATCGGGCTAGCACTCTTCCGGCCAACCTGCTTGTCGACCAAGGCGGTAATCCGTTAGTCGACCAAGCGAATAACTTCCTTATCAACGGAGCATGAATATGGCGAATGTCGAGCATGTATTGAGCGGGGCTGGTGCGCCAACGGCCGCGCCGCCGAGTATTTCCGCGCACTACGTAGACACTGTGTCAGGGGCCGCCTACATCTCAACTGGCACTTCGAATGCCAGCGACTGGCGCCTGCTGTATGAAGATACTGGATGGCAGTTGGCCGAGGGGTTGAACGACTTCCAGTATCCGCCGGAGTGCCGTCGGCTCAACGGTGTGGTGTACTTGCGCGGGCTGAGCTGGGTATCTACTGAATTCCAGGGGCAGTATGTAGCACAGCTGCCTGAGGGCTTTGCCCCCTTCGGGCAATGGCGCCAGTTTGTCCGTTCGAACTCCAACGAGGGCCGCCAATTCGAAATTACCATCTCGGGTTCTGACCCGAATGCTGGTCCTCCGGAAGACGTTGGCAAGATCATGGTCACGTCCAACTTCTCGGCGGCGGCTGGAAGCGACTATGTCGACTTCAGGGGGATTTCGTTCCCGGTGGGGTAG